TTCTTTCTGCTTCTTATTCAAATCCATCAATCTATCATTTACATCAGATACATTTTTAATCATACCTGATAATACTTCGTACGCTCGCGGGTGCTCGCTTTCGCGCGCGACCTCAATCATATTCTCTAAAGCATCTTTACCTTTTTCAATTAATTCGTAATATGTTTCTCGAGAATAGTCATAATCATTCTTTAAATTATTTTTTTCATCAGCCATAATTAAGTCAAGCTCGTAATAGTTGTAGTAAACCCATAGTCACTATCTGCTAAGCCAATAGTACTCAGTGGGTCAGGAACAGTATTAATCCTTTCATTCGCAACGTCAGAGTCTGATAATCCTACATTCTGTAAGTAAAGATCAACAATAGAGTTTCTAATAATTTCACCAGTATTTATAGCACCGTAGAAACTAACTTTCATTTCGAAATCTAGAGTATAAACAATAGTACGTCTTTGTTCCATTGCTCCTTCAAAATCATCGGAGAAAGAAACACTCTGAATTATAATTGGTATATCTTCTTTGAAATCTGGATATTCAGTAGCAAAGGGTTTAATTGTAAGTGAATACTGTGGATTAAATGTAGGAAGAATCTGTTCAACAATCTGAAGTGCATCGTCCTGACTCTTTGCGTATATATTTAATTGAAAGTTAATATTATAAGGTACAGGAGAATAAAACTTTTGTCTATTTGTATTCGATGTTCCTATAGTATTAAAATTACTTACCTTTGTTAGCTGTCTTTGTGTATCATATGTAAAAGAAGTAATTTCAAATGACATACGTGGAAGCTTAATTGCTACCTTTGTATCTGTATCTAAATCAGGATTTTCTCTAATTCTTTCTAAATATTTTTGCTTAGGAGCATATGAAAGAGGAACTTTAATCTGACTTACTGATGCACCAGAAGAATTTTTACGTATAACATATATGTTGTTAAAAAGAGCACCAAAGATTGATACACACTTTCTAACTTTCTGATGATAAAAATGACTACCAAACATTAATTATTCTCCGGATCACCAAATGGATTATTCTCAGTAAAGTCTAAGAAATTAAGAGTACTTGGACTAAAGAACTCATTCTGTTCATTTTCAGATATTTGGTTATCTTCTACAGATACAGTAATAACACCACCTGCATTAGTTGTTAATCCAACAACACCCTTAGATGTTGGTATCTGATGGAATTTACCGTCACTAGAACCAAGATGGATAAGTTTTAACTTATTATCTGAATCATCCCAATCGGCAACTTCTGCTGTTAGTGTAGCACTAGAAAGTTTAATTCTTGCTGTTTCACCAATAGAGAATGCATCCGGATCGGGTCTTGTAAACGATACTGATGGTGGTGTACCATATCCGGCACCTCCATTTGTAATTCTAACACTTGATACTCTACCGGTATCACTATCTACTAATCCAACTCCAGTTGCGCCGGTACCAGTTGCAGATGTAAATGTAACAATTGGTTGCTTATAATAACCATCACCGGAATCAGTAATAGTAACTCCAGCAACCAATCCAGCGCTGTCGATAAAAGCTGAACCTTGTGCTGAATCTAATAGCTGACTTAATGTAAGAGTATATGCATAGGCATAGTCTCTTTCAATTTTATCGATAACCTCAACACCTGTATCAAGATCTTCATCATTATATTCAAAGAGCTGACAACGCATTTTAAAGACTGGAAGATTACTTAACTGATAGAAAGGTTGTTCATGTTCTACGTGCATAATTTGAAATAAAGAATTAGATAATGGTGTATAAATTAAATCACCCTCGCGCGGCCGTACGCTCGTAAGTTCTGTATCCATTCTTTGTACTTGCTGAATCCATCTACGACGTGATACAACAAATGTTGCTTCGTCACGAATCTCTACACCAAATCTGGAAAAAAGATCTCCTTCTCCATCAAATCCTTCTATATTTTCAATATACATTTCGACTTTATGTGAAGAATTAAATGACGATGGTATATCGTCACCAAAGATCGTATCTTCATTAACTAGGTCACGCGGTAAGTAATATACATCTTGACCGTACATTTTCAGAGATTCTATAATAATATCTTCATATAGATTTTGCTCTGATCTTACCTTTTGACTGAAATATAAATTAGTGGCCATATTAACCTACAAAGAAATCTGCTGGAAGTTCGTGCTCTAGTCTTATATTTTCTCTTAACTGTGCAATCTCACTAGTTGCATCATCATATATTTGTCGTCCGTTTAATACTACACCACCTGGTAATTGCATACCTTCAAACTTAATTAGGTTTGCACCCCATTGTTGTTTAATTAAGGCTGTTGTATATTCTTTTAACCACATATCATTATATACTGATGTATGTGTATCTGGATCTATAATTTGATATACTTCAGCAATAATATATTCACCAGCTTTAATATCTTTATCAGCAAAGTCGCCAAAAACATATAAACGATTTTGCCTTCTAGAAAATTGTACTTGAGGTGTACCATTTAATTTCATATCAAGCATACCTAAATATTGCTGCATTTGCTCGTAATAAGCAAGATCTCCAGCAAAATTCTGTAGATCAGCAATATCATTTAGCATCATTTGATATTTAATATCAAAGAAATTAAATGACGTATTAAAGGAACTAGAGATTGGAAATAGTTTTGATACGAAAATAATATCATTTGAAAGGGTAATATATTCATTTGTAACATCAGCTGCAGTTACTAAATGTTTTAAATAAGTACGTACTGTTGCGTCTGAATGATACTCTTGATAATATTGTAACGCTTCGTCAACACGATCTTCAAGCTGATCCTCATCTACGTTAATCTCGATCACAGGATCACCGAGTCTTCGTTTACAATATTCTATGAGCGTAGCACGTGATGTAGGATTAGCCATAGAGATTCTCCGTTAAAAATATCTATGACTATTTATATGATTTTAAAATTAAAGATAAAGTTTATTTAGCCTATTAAATAGCCGCTGAAAAACCCATATCCATCGGTTAAATACCAAGTTGAATTACCTTCATAATCTACAAAGACATAATCGTTTGCATTTAAATAGATAACTGAAGAAACATTACTTGAACGGCCTGGGCCATTAGTATAATCTTTTGCAAAACGAAAAGTTCCATTCACTACTAAGACTACACCACCATCAGCTGCGCTGGCCTGCATAATTGCAGCAACAGAAAAGTAATATAACCCAGCTACAGGTGCGGTAAAACGGTAGGTAGAAGTATTATAATGTCCGCCTCTGTTAAAGGTAGTTGAGCTGTATGCGAAACCCGATCCACCTTGGGCCTGATATGCAGCAGTACCATAAGCGTAGAAGGTAGGCTGATACGGCATCGTGACACGGCCTGATGTGTCGATGGTCATGCGGCTTACATTGTTGGTAATCAAGTTCAATGGGGTATTAGCAGAAGACCCCACTCTTGAATCTGACCCTGAGACAGATTGCATTATTGTCTCTGCACCACCACCGGCTGACTGAACAGCTATGGTTTCAGTAGTGTTCACTGGACCAACTTTCAAACGATAGTTCGGATTTGAATTGCCAATACCAACGTTGCCATCACCAGTAATAGTTAATCTTTCATTACCTTCTTGTTTATGCCCAGGTTGTCTTGTATGGAATCTAATACCACCATTAGCATGATCATAAGAAGAAACAATATGAAAGTCCCCAACATCATTATCATACCAAATCTGAGCTCCTTCACTGGTAGTGTTATCATCCTGACCTGTAAATGAAATAACAGAGTCCATGCTACCATCTGATGGAAATAATTTTAATTCGGCATCTTCGCCAGAACCAGCTTTAACATGCAGTTTAGTTGATGGAGTCGACGTCCCAATGCCCACGTTACCGCCGCTTGTGAAGTCTATTATTTTATTGTTTGAACTATCACTTATATAAAGGTTACTAGTTGCGCCGCTTGAAACGCCTAATTGAAAACTATAAGAACCAGCAGAGCGACTAAGACGCATTATGTCGCCATTGATCCCTGACGGTAAAGACAAATGCAAAAGTTCACCGGGGTTGGAAGTACCAATGCCCACGTTGCCGTTGCTGTCGATGCGGAGGCGTTCTGTGCCGTTGGTAAAGAAATTTATGAAGTGTGAGGAACTATGTCCTGTAATGTAAGTAGCACCCCACGCTGGGCCATTCCCTGAAGGATACGTCAAAGACGCAGTTGCTGTAAGTGAGCCGTTGCTGTTGATACGGAAGCGTTCTGTCCAAGAAATGCCTGTGCCGGCAGAGCCACTTACAGCGTTTCTAAAAGTCCATTGTCCATTCGCGCTAATTAAGTTAGTTGCTGTACCAGTAAAATTACGGTACCAACCAGAGTTATAATAAGCATTATTACTTAAATGAAAATTGTCATCATACCCTAAAATACTATGTCCGTCACCGATTTCAAGAGCAACTCCTGGACTACTATATGTACTAGGAATTCTACCAATGCCCACGTTGCCCGTTGATGTCAGGTGCATACGCTCCGTGTTATTAGTATAAAGACCAAGACTTCCATTCTTGGCGTTTACTAAATACATATTCGTGCCGTTGTGACCAACATACCCTGAGAAAACATCTGCGTTTCTTAGTTCGTAGGC